ACTTCTTGCCAGCCTCGGTCATGAAGCCATCGTAGCTGATGGCGAACACCAGCAGGCCGTCGTGCCTCAGCGCCTGCTCCGCCGCCTGCTTGTGGGAGATCGTCTTGCTCCTCTGCGTCTGCCAGTAGAAGCAGAGGGTCCGGCGCTGCACCCGGTCCGGCATGTGCACCGGTATCTCGTCGTTGATCCAGTTGCGGTGCACGCCATTGGGTGCGACCACCACGAGGGCGTCTATCCGGCCGGCCTCGAACAGGGCGCATGCAGTGTCTATGATAGGCTTGGTCTTGCCGGTACCCTGCTCCCAGAGCAGGCCCCAGGATGGCTGGCTCCACCGCTCCTCTAGGTGGCGTCGCTGGTGCTCGAACGGAGTGGTCTTCGGCTTGTAGTCGAGGGACACGCTGTGCGCTCCTTTTCTTCCCGCAAAAGAAATGCCCCAGCGCGGAGGCTGGGGCAATCAGGGAAGATGGAGCTGAGTGTGGTGTCTAGAACTCCGGGTTGCGGCGGTCGTGCCAGCCGGCGATCATCGACCACGTGCCCTGGCTCACCCATAGGCCAGTGCGGCCCCGACGGAAGAACACGTCACCGGTCGTCGTCTTGACGCGGCGGAGGCTCTTGGAGACCTGCTCAATCCGGCCGGCTGGGTAGTAGTCACCGTTGAAGCCTCGGCTCACCATGTCGCCGACGACCGGGGCCTTGATCACGTCGTATCGCGGGTGTACGTGGTCGCCCGCGTCCGTCGCGATGTGCAGCTCGCCGGTCGCCTCCGTGGCCTGGGCCGCGTAGGTCTCGGCGTCCGCGTAGGTGTGGATGCTGTTGCGAGTGACGTAGGGCGTGAGCGAGCTGGCCGGCGGCAGCTCCTGGCTCCCGATGACCTTGCCCTGGTCGTTGATGAGAAGGTACAGCATGGTGGTGCTCCTTTTCTGTGGTGCACTCATTCTCGCACATCGCACGCCAGAGGGCAAGCGGTATCTTGAGACATTCGTTAAGTCGTTCCGAGAATGGTTAAGTCGGACGAGGTCGTGCGGCCTAACCCCTTGGCCCAGCAGGGATAGTTCGACCTTTTAGACTTATAGACTAGAAATAAGAGTAGGGGTAGAGGGCCGGAGCCGCCCCTCCCCTGGGCCCAGGGCCTAGCGAACCGTCGACCAGTCCCGAAGTCGGAAAGGTCGGACGATCTAGGAATTTCCCTTCTGGGCCCAGGGGTTGCAGCGCACGACCTATCGTCCGACCTAGGCCAGCTCGAAGTGCGGGCCGTCCTGGAAGGCCCGGCGCCCGGCGCGGAGCCGCTCCTCGGTGTAGGCTCGCACCAGCTCCTCCGGCTCGCTCTTGGAGCCGTTCAGGAGCCCCCAGCACCCGCCCCAGCGGATGCCCACCCCTAGCTCCTCGGCCGCCCGGCGGACCGCCCCGGCGATCTGGAAGATCGGCGGCCACTCCCACCGCAGCTTGCCGTTCACGTAGGGGACGAGGTCCACCGCGTGGCCCCAGCCGTCGGCCTGCTCCAGATGGCGCGAGTTCATGGTCTGGGAGACACCCCGGCGCACATACTCGGCCTGCTCCTCTGCTGTCCGCAGCCCGTCGTGCACCGCGAAGTCGACCGGTGTCAGCTGGATGGCCCGCTCGACCACTCGGACAAGATCCGGGTGGACGCCCCTCAGCTCGGCGCGGCTCCTTGATCCGAGGATGAAGCTCATGCTCTCCACTTTCCCTTCCAGACCGTGATGATGGCCCGCTTGCCATTCTTGTACGTGACGATGTGGCTGTGGGACCAGGACGAGGGGCCACGGTTGTAGCCCTGGTCCAGGCTGCCCGTGACGCCAGACGTGTAGACGCCGTCGTGGATGCTGGCCGAGTGCTCGTGGCCCCGGTTCAGCTTGCGCCCCATGCGCGAGAGGTTGCTGGCCGAGCCGCGCGCCCCGTTCGGCCCAAGGTGGCCGTGCATGCCGCACTCGATGCCGCCGGCCGCGTCCTTGCAGATGACGAAGCTCTCATCCTCGTCCAGGAAGCGGATGCCAGCCCGCTTGCCGAGGATCCGCTCGACCGCCCAGCGCAGCATGTGCGGCTGCCGCGAGGGGTCGGCGGCGATGGACTTGTAGGCGTGGAGCTGCGCCTCCAGGAAGTAGACAGCGTTCACCGGGTCGCTGCGGTAGTCTCCGATGCGGAGCCACTCCATGAGGAAATTGTCATGGTTGCTGTCGACCACGACCGTCTGACAGAAGTCGCGGGAGGTCTGCTCCAGGAAGGTGGCGACGCCCCGGATCTCCTCCTCGACGCTGTCGTGCCCCTGGCAGAAGGCCTGGAACCGATCGTGGATCAGGTTCTTCTTGGCCGTGTGCCCGTTGCGGGCGCGGAAGTCAAGAATGTCGTGCATGAACTGATAGCGCGGGCGGAGCGTATCCATCATCCCGCCCTCGCCCCATGCGACCTCCGCGATCTCCTGATCGATGGTGGCAGTGTGGATATCGCCCCAGTTGATGCCCTCGACTGAGTGGCCGGCGGTGACCTCTCCTCCCTCTGCCCTGAGGTCGAGATCGTAGATGACACCCCTGCCATCCGCGTTCAGCTGGCGCACCCACCAGCTGCCGGAGCTGTCGACCTCGACCAGCAAGGCGCCGTAGGTGTGGTGGTGCTCGGCCTTGAGGCCGGCCTTCTTCTGGATGTAGTTGATGGCCGTGATGGTGCCGGTGGTGTAGTTGAACTTGGTCGCCTCCATCTTGCCGGAGGCGATTGACTGCATGGCCAGCTTGGCGTGCGGGAAGATGCCGCTCGCACGGCCGGTGTAGGTCTCGAAGCCGCTGAGGGGCCGCTCCGCCGTCGGCAGGATGTTGGCCCGGCCGCACCACACCAGCCCAGGGGCCAGCTCGATGTTGCGGTTGTCGCCAGCCTCGATGTATGGCAGCAGCCGCTCGTCGTACCAGGGCTCGAACTGCTGCGCATGCCGGGTGCCCCGCTTCACTGCGAGGCTGCCATAGGCGTTGGTGTTGTAGCTGTAGGTGCCGACGAGGATCTCGGCCTTGTAGTGGCCGGCCAGCGCCAGGAGGTTCTCCCACGCTCGCTCGTTCACTAGGGTGTTGTTCTGCGCGGAGGTCAGGATGTAGCGGCGGACGCCCCGGCTCGGGGTCTTGCGGCGCTCGTTGGCCCTCGCCTTGACCTTGCCGCCGGCCAGCGGCTTGTCGGCGAGCCCAGGGGTCTTGCGGAGATGGTGCCTTACGCTGGAGCGGTGGATGCCGAGCTCGCGGGCCACGGCTGAGACGTTTCCACCGAGGCGCTGGTACGCCTCGGCCACACTCTCACGCATGCTCATTGACTAGCCTCCGATTGCGGACTTGATGCTGTCCTTGAAGCCCATCCACAGGGCTGCGCACCCGCCGGCTACCAGGATGCCGACGATGGTGCCGACGCTCTTGCGCTTGACGCTGTCGGTGGTCATGCGCCACTCGCGCAGGTGCTGGAAGTCCTTCTGCATCTCGATGGGGTCGTCCGCCTGGATGCCGATGGTCACGAGGGCCTCCTGCACGCTCTCCTTGATGATCGAGCGCAGCTGTGCCTCGGTGAGCTGAACTACCTGCTCAGCCATCACTCGGTCTCCTCCTGGCGGTAGTACTGCAGACGCCACATGGCCTCGCGCACCCAGCGGAGCGTGTCCGCCTGGTTGCGCGCCAGCGTCTCGTAGTCCTGAGGGGTGAGTGCGATCAGCACCCAGCCATCGCCGGCCGGGAGCCGATCAGGGGTTACGATGATCCAGTTGACAGAGGCTGTGTTAATCGGCTCTGGGTTCGGGAGTGGAGGGGTCGCCTCCGGCCTGGGCAGCTCCACTGGGGCAGTCGTTACCTGCAGCTCCCGAGGCGCACTCGAGCAGGCGGAGAGCAGCAGCAGTCCCATCGCTGAGGCGACGCTCCACGAGGCCTGGCCGAGCCGCCGCGAGGCTCCCAAGGTCGTGGTTCGCGAAGAGATCATTGAGCCGCCTCGTCTCGTCTCGAGCGGCCTCGGCTACAGCCTGCATCCGCTCCACACGCTGGACCAACTGCTCCTGGGCTCTGCTCCAGTCGTCTATGGCGCTCGCGGCCCGCTCGATCGCCCTAGCCTGCTCAGAGACCGCTGCCCTCAGAACCTGCTCGTTGGCTCTGAGTACCTGCACATCTCTCAGGAGACTGGTATAGTGCCAGTAGCCGAGACCGATTATAGTGATCAGCCCGAGAGCCGCCAAGGCGATGACGATTGTCTTTATCTTCGAAAATCCGAGAAATGAGAGCATCTACTCCCCCTGCTTCACGGGTGGCAGCTCGGTCTTCTTGGCCGGCTGCTGCACAGTCGCTGAGAACTTCATGTGGCTGACATCCTGCCACGCGGCGCCGAAGACGTAGGAGCCGACTATGCCCAGGAGGCCGAGGATGGACATGGTAACAGCCGCCTCTGCCACCGCGCTGGTCAGGTCTCGGATGAGAGCGTAGCCTATGACAATCATGAGGAACGCCGACACCAGGTACATGAACCTGCGGCGACGGGTCCAGGGGTACTCGCTCATCATGCACCTACACAGAGACGACAAACTGGTGGGACACGAGGAGCTGGCCGGCGCTGTCGTAGCCGCTCCAGTCGACCGTGATCGTGGCCCCGCCGCTGTCTGTTACCTCCATCACACCAAACTGGTTGTCACCGTTGAACTTGCCCTCGCTGTAGGTGCCGCCGCCATAGCTCTTCGGCTCTCCCTGGTCGAGCGGCGAGACCTGAAATGTTGGCAGTGGCTCGCTGCCGGTGGTGACGAAGTCGTGGTTGGTGCCGTCGTCGATCGCGAGGGAGTGCATGTCCGCGGAGATCACACAGACCCGCCCAGGGCAGTTGGCCTGTATGTAGTCGCACAGCTCGGTGCGCTCCGTGGTGAAGCCTCCCCAGTGGTCGGCCCCGGCGGTTGCCACCCCGCCCCACAGCCTCGGGCAGATGAGAACAAACAGCTTGCTCGCGTTGGCGACATCGCTGAGCACGGACTTCACCCACGCCTTCTGCGCGGCCCCGAGCATGGTCTTGGCCGCGTCGTCGGTGCTGCCCTTCGGTGACGCCTCTGACCGCTGGTCCATCACGATGAAGACGCAGCGACCGATCTCGAAGGAATGATAGATGGACCCTGTCGGGCCGGCCTCCTCCAGCGGAAGGTGAGGCACCTGCTCTCGGTAGATCTCGCAGGCAGTGTCTCGCGTCACGGAGGAGCCGTCCGCGTCATTGGCACCGTAGTCGTGGTCGTCCCAGACGTAGACGGTTGGCACCCGCTGATATAGCTCGGCCTGCGTCGGAGAGGCGAGAACCTTCCGGTATGCCTGACGGAAGCGAGAGGCCCTGGCCTCGTCGATGTTCTCATAGTGCATGTCGCCGAGATGGATGAACAGCAGTGGGGCCTGCTCCAGCACGCGAGTGAACGTGTCAGCTCTTGAGCCTGTCCGCGCATCGCCGGCAATGGCGATCTTGAACGAGGATGCCCCGACTGGAAGCGTCTTGAACTGCCCGATGGTGGAGAGCTGCAGCACCGAGTTTATCTCGAGAGCGCAGTAGTGCTGCGTGTTGGCCGCCAGCCCAGAGAGCTCGAAGCGGGCAACTCCGCTCGTGACTGACACTGGCGTAAAGTAGGTCGGAGAGGAGAGGTCCGCGGATGTGCTAACCGCCAGTCGCAGACCGACTGGATAGCGACTGACCCTAGCTGTTACGACAACCCCGCTCAAGTGAGGCCTCCAATCCAGAGGGACTGCAGGGTCGTCACATCAGCGAAGGCGACCAGGTTCAGGGAGATGTCGGCCAGGGTCGCATCCGGCGTCCCTGGCGCCACCACGGTGAGCACGTCACCGGCCACGAAGGTTGCCCCGCCAACCACGGTGAAGGTCGGTGTGGAGGCCGACGCGGCGAAGGAGATGCTGCCGATGCTGACGCCATTCTTCTTGACGTCCAGCGTGGTCAGGGCAGTCGCGGCGGTCTCCGCGTCTCCGACGGAGCCGGAGAGGTTCTCCAGGAACTCCGTGTCTCCCGCGAACACGTGCCGGAGCAGGATCTGGCTCGCGGTGGGAGCGCCGGGAGTGAACGACGGGATGAAGTAGGTCGTCGGCGGGTTGACGTCGCGGAGACCATAGACCAGCACTGTGCCAGTCATTGTGCCGGTCAGCACAGAGAACCGAACACCGGTGATGGCGTCGGTGGAGCCAGTGCCGTTGTACATGCCACCGCAGTGCGTCTGCACGCCCTCCCCAGAGATGTTGGAGAACTGCGTGCTGCACAGCATGCGGTGCTTCTTGCCGGTCGTGTGGGGGTCGAAGATGAGCAGAGTGCCATTCAGGCTCTCACCGGCCGCGTTGCCCATCTGGAAGTTGCCAGAGTTCACACCAGAGAGGGTCCAGCCGGAGGCCGACGGGTTGCCTGTCGGGGCGGTCGTCCCGTCATCGCAGGCAGAGAAGCCGTGCCTGCTGTAGCTGGCGGTCCGCACCACGCCACCGGTTGCTATGCGAGCGATGAGGTCGACGCTGTCGTTGGAGACCTGGACGTTCAGCATCACCAGCATGAGGGCGCGATGGTGGGCATCGCCCAGGGCTGTGATGTCGAAGTCCGAGCCACTCAGCGTATGCTCGCCGAGGAACTCCCACGGGCCAGCTGCTCCGGCGCTCGCCGCCGCGCCGATGTTGATGAGTGCCACCCCGCCGCCGCTGTCGGTGACCTCCACCTGTCCGGTGAGGTTCAGCTTGGTGGCCGTCGCGACAACATCTGAGCCGTCCTGAGCCACCGCCAGGGAGCCGCCACTGCCGCCGCCACCGATGCTCACGATGCCGTCGGTCGTGCCATCAGCGTACACAAACCTGGTCTCGCCGGGGGGGACATCCACAGTGCCAGCGCCGCGCACCACAGTGACGGTGGCCGCGCCTGAGCTGTTGTCGATGCCGAGCAGTCTCTTGACCTGCGGCAGGTTCAGGTTGCGAGCCGCGCCGACGTTGGTGCACTTGACCACCTGCGCCTCGCGCGCCTGGGTGGAAGTGAGAGTGACATCGCCGGCCGTGAAGTCGGCTGTCAGCAGCTCTGTCAGGGCCTTGTCAACCAGCCCCAGAGACTGGTTGATGGTGACCTCCTTCTGGTCCTGGGCTGCGCTGACCTCCGGCAGTGCGAGGTTCGGCGTGGTCATGCTCTCGTCCTCCTAGACGACATACTCCTCCGTGCGGCCTCGGCCGACGGCGCTGCTGATCTGATAGATCCTGGCCACCAGCGGCGGTATGCCATCTCCGATGGTGAGCCGGACGTTGTCGAAGTATACCTCTGGGCTGTCCAGTCCGCTGCCGGCGCGATACCCGCGAAGACGGACCCTGAGACGGCGAGTGCCGAGCGGGATGGTGCCGCTGAGAGTATTCTCGACCCAGGTGGCGTCCGGCGACGGGTTCACCAGTCCGGTGTCGATGCTACTTATAACCACGTTCGCGGCGTCGCGAAACTCGATGGTGGCGCGGGTGTGCTCTGTCTGAGACAGCCGCATCTCGGCGTGGTAGTAGCGGAGCTCGATCGCCGGCCCAGCGTCCAGGTCGTCAGCCGTGTAGTTGTGCGACGTGAGGTCGATGTCCTGGTACGCCTCGGTGATGTCGACGCTCGGCTCAGTCATGCTCAAGAACCACTCGCCGCTCTGCGGGAAGAGGTCCGGCTGACCCGTGTTCGCGGCGCTCTGCACCCGGCTCGGCCAGCCGCCGACGAGCACCCAGCCCGCGTCAGTCTCAAAGTCTCCGTTCACCAGGGGCGCCTGCCCGTCCAGGAAGCCGGCGGCCAGCCACTCCGCCTTGGTGAGGGTGCAGGTCGGGCTGGTGACCTCCTTGGTGGCGACCAGCTGCCCCATGTAGTAGAGCTCGACCTCGTATCGCTCCTCCGTCTCGTTGAGCGGCACAGTGCCGGTGCCGTCGCGCAGCCCGCCGCCGAAGCGGGTGCGGCGCAGCCAGGAGATGGTCAGGTCGCCCGTCACAGCGTCCCGCTCGCTCTCCACCTGGGCGACCGAGTACGGCAGGAGGTCTTGACCTGTGTAGGTCTTGAAGATCGGGGTAGCGTCCTCTAGAGGAGTGCCCAGAGTAGCGGCGCGCAGCTGCGTGGCCACGCCGACCAGCTCCAGCGGCAGCTGGAAGGCCACAATGCTGCCCTCCTCCAGCAGGACGAACTGCTCTGCCAGCCCGTGGCCACGAGAGCACGGCTCGGTGCCCCTTCGACCACGCAGGAGCCGAGACAGCTGTACCGTCGCGGCGTCTATCTGCGTAGCAGTGACGAACTGGATTATCTCTGGGAGACCGTCAGAGCGTATCACTGCGATCGCGTTGGCACCATTGAGGACCTCGGCCTCAGTGGCAGAGGTAAACCGCTCAATGTGCCTTGCAACGCGCAGAGTGATGGTGCTGCTATCGTCCCAGGTGTAGACCGTGCCAGGATCCGGTATGGTGCCGACCACCACGCCCCAGCAGGCCTCCTCTGAGGTCGCACTGATCTCCTCGAACGATCCTCCGAGATCGCGAGAGCGGTAGAGGACGCAGCCGGGCCACGTGCTGTCGTACCCTGCAGCGGCCCAGTAGGCGCGACTGAAGGACCCTATGCTCGCCTCTTGGGCCGTGAGTGTTGGCAGGTCCAGTGCCAACAGCCGCGTGGGCAGCGAGGACGGGATTACCTGCGGGATGTAGCCAAGGGAGCCGGCGCCCTGGAGGTCGCTGTCGTTGGCGCGGGCGTCCTCCTGCGTGGTTCGGAGCGAGAGTGCGAGGTCCGCCCCTACCTCGACGCTGGCTGCCCGGAGCCGGCGGAGGTCACCCCGGTGCTCCATCTCCAGCACGTCGGTCGGGTCCAGGCGGATGTAGCGCCATGGAACCACTGCCTCTATGCTGGCCCGCTCGGCCCAGGAGAGGTACAGCCACCGCTGCGCGAGCTGGCGCATCGGCGTGGCCTGCCCAACGATCGGCAGGTCCAGCGTGACCTCGTTGCGGGAGTGCTGCGAGGGCACGGGCAGGCTCACGCGTCGGTCGGACGCGGTGCCCTGCTGGTAGTCCTGGTCCCTGTCAGAGTAGCGCACGTAGAACCGCTCGGGCAGCTCGATCTCCTGGGTGCGGACCTCCTTGATAGGCTCCGCGTCCGTCTGCAGCCGGCCGACGTACTCTTCCTCGATCGTCATGACCGGGGCGTGGCCGCGCATGACGAACTTCACCTGCCAGTCGCTCTCTGCACCCTCGAACAGATAGCCACGCATAAGCGGCTCAATGGCTGAGCGGAGCGGCGCCTGCCGGGTCACGCTGTAGCCGAGGACCTCATGGCCGATCAGATCGGTGACATCGAACTCGCTGTCCGCGAGGCCGGCGCGACGTGACAGGTCGGCCACGATGTCGGCGAGGTCCGCCCCCTGCCCGTTAGCCCGTCCCAGCAGGACGCGGACAACTCGCTCGGAGCTGGGGGATGGCGTGCTGTCCGGGTGCACTCTGGAGATGATGATGGAGTGATTGCGCGGATCGTAGGCGCCGCTGTTGTAGTTGTTCAGCTTGCCGTCCGGGAAGTTGCACAGGGCGAGCGACTGCGTCTCGATGACCTGGAGCGTCTCGGTGTCGATGGTGTAGATGTCGGTGCTGACGCTGCTGCCACGGTTGAAGGCGAAGATGCCAGTAGTTGTCCAGCCGTCCTCGTACTGGTGCCCGACGGTGAGGTTCTGCGCCAGCACCACACCGGTCTCCATGTCGACCTTGATCATGGAGCTGTCGTTGGAGAGGATGAGGGCCTGCTCGTCGGGCAGCACCACCCAGCCACGAATGTCACTGGTGCCAGCGAGGTCCACCCCGCCCTTGGTGTAGCTCGCCACCAGCCGCACCACGGGCGGAGTGACCGCCGGTCCGAACTGCCCAACGACGATCGTCGACACGACCTCGTACAGGTCAAGCTGTGTGTTGCTCTCCTGGCAGACGAATAGACGTCGATTGAAGTGATCCTGAATTACCACCCCGCCGCGCCCTATGTCGTATCCTGAGATATAATTGTCCTGGACGAGCTGACCTGTTGCGACATCCCTGTAGATTACGACAAAGCCACCGTCACCGAGTACAGAGTTTCCTGAAACCACCCAGACTGGCACCAAGTCGATACCGATCTCTGGTGCTCCAACCGCTAGAACACCCTGCCAGCAGCCGTTGGGAAACTGCAGATAGCCACCCCAACTTCCGATGGAGCTATCAACACCAATGGAGAAACCAGTTGGCTCCATTGAGACAGGGTCTATCTCGACGAACGGTTCGAAGTTGGAGGAGCCTGTCTGAATGTAGATCTTGTTGTTCATGCAGAACCGGGCGCCGTAGTCGTTGAGCCCGCTTGCGCCGCTGTAGACCTGCATGCTCATGGCGGCGACCGAGGAGCGAGAGGCACCGGTCTTGAACATATACAGGTCATCTGTGAACGGGTCCAGGTACATGTGGCTATTGCTATCTGCGCCATTTGCAGAGCCGGGAATATTCGCGCCAGGGAGCAGCGTCATGGGAGTATACGGAGCGAGCTGCTCCGCCGCCATGGTCAACTCTACTGTAACGTTCGGGATGCGGTTGCCGAAGTCAGCCAGCGGCCACCGCTCCGCCACCATGTAGCAGAGACCACGGTGTGCCGGCACGTTGCCCTCACCCTCGCTCGCCTCGATGAGTGGGTCTGGCAGCTGCGTCTCCGTTCCCCTATAGAACCTGAACTTCAATCCCCCGACCTCTGGACTTCCACCGGTCTTGTCATATACCAGCTTGCCATCAGCCCACATGCGCAGGATGGTGTCCGCCACGCCCTCTCCGAAGGCGATCGCGAAGGACGCGAAGTAGGTATAGGTGGTTGTCGTCACCTTGCCACCACCACCCTTCCCGCCAGCCTTCTGCCTGGAGGTATTGGTGACCTCCTCGATGGGTGGCCCCCAGATCACATTGCCACCCGTTCGCACGGTGCCATAGTGCAGTGGGATGGTCTGGCCATAGGCAGAGGATGTAACACTGAGATCGTTGAGACGCGGCCCCTCGACATCCTGCCCCTTCGGGGGGAACAGGAAGTTGAGCAGCAGCCCGACGCCAATGTTGACGGCGGCAGAGACGACCAGCTGGGCCATGCTACGCGGTCTCCCGGTAGCGGAACACCATGAGCAGGCGGCTCATGCGCTCCTCGGTGAGCGGCTCACGGACAACCTTGCGCGCCGGGGCGTACGAGTGGATGACGAAGAGCCGACCCTCCTCGTCTCGCTCGAGGATGCCGACGTGGCACGGATGTGACGGCTCCCGGAACACCCCCACCATGCCATGACCCAGCTCCCCCTTGGGCACCCGGTCCATCTTCCCCCTCAGCTCCCGCAGGAACTCCTGCGGGTTGGGCCGGCGAGAGTAGTTGGCCGTGTCATAGTCGCTGATGCCCAGGGAGTGTGCAACCTTGATGATCAGCCCAGCGCAGTCGAGGCCGAAGCGGTCGCGCCCAAGGTGCTTGTAGGGCGTCCCGATCCAGGTCTTCGCCTCCTTGACAGCAAGGTCCTCGAGCGTGCTCATGCCTTGGCATCCGGGTAGCTGAAGAGACGGTCCTGCCCAGGGATGTAGGGCTCGCCTCGGAAGTTTACAATATTGTTGAATATCGTCTTGCAGTCCTCGATGGCGCGCTTGGAGCATCCTCGATAGACACGACCGGTGTCGCCGACCTGGATGTCGAGCGGCATGTCCAGGAACAGCTCGATGCTCTGCTCTATCACCACGCCATTGTCGGCGACGAAGTCGCGAACCTCCATGGCCCGGCCTGCGTTGGCACCGGTCTCCCAGACGACCACGCCACCGTTCAGGCTGTCCTCCGGGAAGTGATCACGGCCAGGGATGGTGCCACCGGAGCTGGGGGTTAGCTCGGTGACAGTGAACATCTTGCGGGCGTCCGCGCCGACGGCCACCACGGTGAAGGTGTGGCTCCAGGCCAGCTCAGCCTTGAACACTGCAGTGTCGTCGGTGGTCGTCGCCCCGACGGCAGTGTTGTATGCTGGCTCCGCGACCGCAGTGGTGCCGGCCGTGGTGCAGCGGAACACCCGGCCCACCCCGGCCAGACGCACGTAGTCGCCCACAGCATAGGCCGTGCTGCGCGCCACCAGGTTCGGCCAGATGGGGATCTTGCAGCGGTGGTCGCCGAGGTCGGCGCGGCACTCCGTCGTGTACAGCTCCCCGCTCCGCCGGCTGTAGGCCTGCGTGAGGCCTCGCAGCTCAGCCTGGAACCAGCCGTTGGGGGTGATGGTTACCTCGCCCAGCCAGCCTCGGCGCATCTTGAGCACGCCCTGCGTGAGGTCGGACCAGTTGACAATGAAGACCTCGATGCGCGCGTAGTCGAACAGGCCGCGCCGCAGCGCCAGCTCGTCGATCTTCTCGCTCGACAGCACCCCGGTCAGGTCCAGGTTGTCTACGGCGAGCGTGTCGTCGTTCTTGATGGCCGAGCGGTTGTAGGAGGACGAGGCCTCGTAGGTCTGAGGCCCGTCCCCATCCGCGAGGTCCACCACAAGGTCCCTGTCGTGGTCGGTGAAGTAGAAGCTCACACCGTCCGTGCGCGTGACGCGCCAGCAGGTGGCCAGCGTCGTGACCTCCTGCTGCAGGTGGGCGTTCAGGCCGGCGCTGGCGTCCTTCATACACGGATCTCCACGAGAGGGATGGCCGGGATCTGACCAGCCTGCGCCGTCTGCACGGTGATCTTCAGGTGGTCGTCGTCGAAGCGCACCGGCACGTCGAACTCGCACGCGACCTGCACCACGACCTCCCCTCCGGGGCCGGAGCCGCCCGTCGCGGCCGGCGCCACGTCGAAGGTGACGAGGCCGGTGTTCACGTCGACGCTGTAGCCGGCGAGCTGCACCACGCTGTCCAGCAACACTGAGACGGTGCCACTCACCAGCTTCTTGATGACCCTGTCGTAGCTCACTCCGCCCGAGGAGTATCGCTTGAAGACCTGGAACTGCGTAGTCGCGCCGTCGCCCAGGCCGATGAGCTGGTGGCCGCCCAGCGGGTCGGAGGGTTCGCCGATCTCGAAGTCGGACCAGTCCTTGAAACGGAAGCCGTGAGCTCGGCCAGAGCGAGCGTAGAAGAAGTCGCGCACCGCGTGGATGTAGGTGTCCAGCTCATTGTCGCGCAGCGACATCAGGCCGTAGGAGATGTCCCACTCGCCCTTCACCTGCTCCCAGTCGATGTTGCGCTGCTCGAAGCCAGAGGCCAGCTGGAGGACGGTGGTCTTGAAGCGAGGGCCGCCGACGGCGCCACGCTCCACGTCGGAGGGAAGCCTTACCTCGTGGAACGCCATCAGTTGTTCCTCGAGTTGGCCCGCTGCAGCGCCGCGCTGGTGCGGGCAAGTATCTGGCCCTGAGACCGACGGAAGCTCTCGGCATCCGGGGTCGTGATATTGAAGTTCACCTGCACCGGTCGCGCTCCACTCTCTCCGGGGCGATTGATGGTCACATTCTCGCCATCGCGCGCACGGAAGGCAATCAAACGGTTGTCGATGCCAGGGACGTTGCCGACGGAAGTGTCAGGCCCCACAGTGAAGCTGCCGCCATCCTTGAAGCCTAGGAGGCTGGTCACGAGACCGCCGATGCCTCCGCCACCCCCACCCCCGCCGAGGATGCTGCCAAGGCCGCCGAGTGGGCCGCCGGAGCCGAAGGCAGCCGAGAACAGCTGCTGGGTGCCCAGGCGGAGGAAGTTGTTGGCCAGCGAGCGGAAGAAGTCGTCGGCCTGGAACTTGCCGGTCTCAAAGAAGTTCACCACCGCGTCCTGGGCATTGGCAAAGGCGTCGGTGATGAGACGCTCCGAGGAGCTGGCAAAGTCCTCCATCTGCGACTGCGCGCGGAGGAAGCCACGCTCCAGGCCGGAGGCGACGTCGGTGTTCTGGTCCAGCATGGCGATGCGGGCGTCGCGCATCGCACGGTTGAACTGCTCCTGCGAGATCGCGCCGCGCGCCAGCAGCCGCTCCAGCGTGGCGATGTTGTTGGCGTAGTCCTCCGCCGGGCCGTTGATGTCCTGGAGCAGCTGCTCCTCCTCGCGCAGGAGCTGGTTGCGCTGCAGCAGCGCCTCCAGGTTGGCCTCCTCCACGGCGGTCAGCTCCCGGCCGAGCTGCGCCTCGGTCTGCAGGATGACGCCCCGGACCTCCCGCTCACGGCTGGTCAGCTGCAGCAGCTGGTGCTCCAGCTCCAGGTCGGCGATGAGCTCCCTCAGTATGTCGCGCTGCTTCTCCGACTTCTTGATCGCGTCCTCGTCCATGGTCGCGATGACGTTGCGCTCACCCGCCTGGCCCAGCTGCTGGCGAGCCAGCGCCTCCTCGGCGGCGGTCAGCTGCTCCTGGGCAATCCGCTCCTGGGCCAGCTGCTCGGCTCGGCTGATCACCCGGTTGACGGTGTCAGTGACGGCGGTCTGGTTGAAGCCCTCCAGGAAGCCGTCCTTCACGGCCTCGCCAAGTCGGGCCGCCCCGCCGGCCGCGCTGCTCTCGACCCGGCCCAGGGTGACCGCGCCGATGCTGCCCAGGCCGGTGAACTCTGTCACCGCGTTGATGGCGCTGATGATCTTGTTGATGCCGGTCTCAACCAGGCTGATGGCGCCGTTCAGCGCGCGGCTGAAGATGTCGCGGAAGGCGTCCGGCAGGTTGTCCCAGACCGCCACGATGGCGCGGAAGGCGCCGACGTAGAGGCCGATGTAGCGGTCGATGACCCACGCGGCCCCGCGCAGCAGGCCGGCGACCGACAGGTCCATGTCGCCGAAGAAGTCACCTGCGTAGGAGCTGATGAGCGCGAAGCCCTCGCTGAAGAACGACACGAGGCTGCTGACCGCCGCGCTGAGCTCCTCGAATACCGCTGCGCCGAGGTCCTGCAGGTTGGCGAGGCTGTCCGTGGACAGCATGATGCGATCGGAGAAGGTGATGAGCAGCGAGGCGACCGTGGTCAGCGCCACCGCGATCGCGCCGATCGGGTTGGCCACCATGGCCGCCGTCAGCGCCTGCACCGCAGTGATGGCCGCCCCCACCGCACGCGCGGCGAACACCGTGCCGACCACGATGGCGGCCGCAGCGAAGGCCCGCGCCAGCGTGTCAACGTTGTCGGCGATGAACAGGATCGCCCGAGCGAGCACACCGGCGATGCCAGTGGCACGGTCGAAGGAGCCGAGCAGCTCGATGACGTTGTTGCGCAGGACGGTGAACGCCTGCCCGATCGTCGGCACGGTCTTGGCGAACTGGTCGCCCAGCTCGCCCCTCGCCTCCCGGAACGCCGTGAGGATGGTGTCGGCCGTGATGAGGCCGTCGGCGCCCATCTGGCGCAGCTCACCACGGGTGACGCCCAGGGACTTGGCGATGACGTCGGCGACCGCCGGCAGCTGCTCCAGGACCGACCGCAGCTCGTCGCCGCGCAGCGTGCCCGAGGCCATGCCCTGGGCCAGCTGGATCATGCCCGCCTGGGCCTCCGCCGCCGAGGCACCGGACAGGATGATGGCCTGGTTGAGGCTCTCAGTGAAGTTGAGAACCTCCTGCTGGCTGACACCAAGGTCCTTGGCGGCCAGTGCGACGCGGTTGAAGATCTCCGCCGTGCCCTCAAATGAGACGCGCGTTCGGTTCGCGATGTCGAACAGCTCGGCCGTGACGACGTTCAGCTGCGCGGTCCCGTTGGTGACCAGCCGCATCCGGTTCTGCAGGTTGGTGAACGTGTCCAGCAGGCTGACCAGCTGCTGCACCGCAGCCGCGCCGCCGAGGGCAAGCAGGGCGCGGTGGAGGAGCGACACCGCGCCCTGCGCCCTCTGAGCCCCGCTCCCGATGTCCTCGATGTTTCGACGGACGGTTCGGGCGCCACGCTCAGTGACGACAATGTCAATACGCTCAGTGGCCATCTACCGCTCCAGCACCCGCGCCTTGCTCGCGGCGACCGTCCCGCGCTGGACAGCCTTCTCCACGAAGCCTGCCGGCGCCTGGGCCGAGTGTCCCTCGTTCAGCCTTCCAATATACGGGAGATTGTTTGAGATGTATACCTCTTGACCGGTCTGTCGTCCGGAGATGACAGTGTTGTTGATGGCGACCTGCCGGCTGCCCGAGGGGTCGGTGTCCTCGGTGGTCGTGGTGAACGGGGCGCCCAGGGAGGCGACCCAGTTGGCTCGGGCTCGGCCCGTGTCAACAGGCGTTGAGACGATGACAGCCTGCGAGACGGCGAGGGTGACCTGCCGGACGGTCCGGCTGGCGCCCTCCTCCACCTGCCGACCTCGGCGTCGGATGCGGCGAGCGAAGTCAGCTAGGCTTGGCACCCTTCCCTCCCCGCCGGCTCTCTGCCTCGGCCTCCCGGTGCTGATGGTACTGCTCGTCCATCTCCCGGATGTAGTAGTGCATGTCCTCCCGCTGGTCGTCGCTTACGCCCAGGCGGTCGCAGTACTCGTCGATCGCCGTCCAGGGGATGTAGCCGTCACCCCAGCCCCCACGACACGTATGCAGATCGAAGAACGCCCCGTAGTAGAGCTCGAGCCCCATCTCCAGCTGCGGGGCGTTCCTGATCCTCTCCGGCAGTGGCATGCGCTCCCGCATGCACTGCTGTATGATGCGACGCTCGACCGGTCCTTGCTCCAGCGTATAGAGAAGGACCGCCCTCAGTTTCCCGCGTCGTTCTCCCGCACGGTCTGCCGGAACAGCGCAGCCTTGCTGGCCTGCTCCTGCAGGTCGGTGAACAGGTCGGGCAGGTTCTTGAACGTCTCAAGCACATTCGCCACGCTGAACTCCATGACGGAGCCGTCGGGCGCCTCGATGCCCTGGACCCAGTCCTCGCCCTGCCGGACCTCCCAGTTGAGAATGACCGCCTCGGCGTAGGTCTCGCGCAGCAGCTGCAGGCCCCGCTCATTGTCCATCATCTCGGTCTGGATGGCGCGCTTGAACGGCTTGGTCTTGGCCTCCAGCACCTGGGCGAAGCGGCGGTTGCCGCCGCCGGCCCGAGCCAGCGTGACGCGGAAGTCACCATAGTCGACGACGATCCCAGCCTTCTCCAGGTTGGGATCGGTCTTGAACAGCTTGTACATTGACATTGAGCGTTGCTCCTCAGCGTTGCTCGGTTGAAGTGGAGGGGCGGCCGGTTGGCCGCCCGCCCCTTAGCCTGCCAGGTCGGGCAGGTAGTCGAAGAACACCCACATCGCAGTGTAGTCGAGGTCCGGGTCGATCTTGGCAGCGGTCGCCGCGTCCATCGACAGCGGGAGCTGGATGGCCTGGTCCTGCTGGACGTTCAGCCGGCCGTCGCCCAGGGCGACCAGCGGGATGTCGATGACCATGCCGGAGTTGGCCTTCACCAGCGCCATGTCGATGGTGACGTCCGCGTTCTCGCGAACCGCCTTGACGGCGGCGATGTCCGAGAAGTAGGCCGTCACGTTGCCGCCGACCTGGAAGGTGCCAGCGGTGACGTCGAAGGCGCCGAGAACCGCCACTGCCTTGTTGGGAGTGAGGTTGTTGTTGATGGTGATCGTCAGCTCCGTGAGGAAGGCGAACAGCGCCACCGGGGCCTCGTCGGCCTCCACCTTGGACATCTTCAGGCGGACGAAGTCGCTCGACGTGTTGAAGGCGTCGGCCTCGACGATCGCTGGCCGGCTGCCAGCCTTGAGGCCCTCAGCTGCCTCGCGCTGCTCGTTGTCCGTGGCCATGAAGGACACGTCCAGGGTCAGCTTGTTGGCCTGCGGCACGTTGATCGAGATCTCGCTGGGCACCGCTCCGACCAGGTACTCGGCCTGGATCTGATTGGGCAGCGAGGTCTCAGGGGCGCCGAGGGTCCGCTCGATGTTGTAGGACCGGCGGATGACGTCGGACCCGAGCTCGTTCTTGAGCACCCGGCCGAAGTACAGGCGGATGGTCTTGCCAGCGCCCGCGTCGGTCGTCATCGCCAGGGCCGACTTGTCAAACTCGATGCGGTTGGCGGCGATCGAGCGGATCCGCTTCAGGCCGTTGTTCTCGGTCTCGTCGAACGCCTCAGCGGCGAGGTCGCCA